TTTCTTCTGCGCTACAAAGGATGTAGAAAAGGTAACTGCATGGCTAAATGAGATTGGCTATCCAGTCGAGAAGTTAAAGGAGTGGTTATCGTGAGACCAGTAGAACAATTAGAAGGAGGAGTGCAACCATGAAAAAAATACTTTTTAGACCTCTTGTTCCATGGGCTAAAGAAATCACAGATTCTCCAACCCCAATGTCCTCAATGATTCCGAAATGGTATCGAAACTTGTCAATTTACATAAAAGGTGTAGAAAACAAAAAGATAATTGGCAAGACCGTAAAAACTTGTGTTCCAGTTCTTGATTCAATGGTAAGTGGCTATGCTCTGCGACTCCCAGCAGAAGTTTATACATTTATTGACACAAATGGGGAAAGAAGATTTACATGGCATGTAACGGATTTTGTACCAATTGAGACTCATAGTAGTCAGCAGATGGGTGATTATCCATTCCCAAGTGAATATGAAAACGAGCCATTTAAGTTTGTGAATATATGGGGGTTGCAAGCACCCAAGGGATACAGTTTACTGTTTTGTCACCCATTCGGCAGATTTGATTTACCGTTTTACAGTATGCACGGAATAGTTGATAGTGATTTGCATTATGTCCCAATGCACATCCCGTTCGTTATGAAAAAAGAATTTGAAGGGGTTATAGAAAAAGGAACAATTTTTGCCCAAGTAATCCCAATCAAAAGAGAAAATTGGCAAAGTGAAGTGAGAGACATATCGGAGTTTGATGCTCACATGGTAATCAAAAAGACTTTGTTTTATGTCGAAAAATGGTATAAAAACTTTATATGGCAAAAAAAGGAATATAAATAAGAGCAGTTGATTGCCAATTGTCCCTATCAACAAAAATAAAGTATACTGGGGTTTAATATAGAGAGAGAAGGTTAGTATGGAACACGCAATTATTGTTCACTCGCCTGAATACGCGAACTGGATATTCGATAAGTCGCACCCTACACAGGGACGACGATTTCTCCATGGTCGCAATCAGATTATCTTGGAGGCTCAAAAGCGTCACCTCAATGTGGATGAACTCGAACCTGAGATGCCACACACCGATGACCTTTTATTAGTGCATGACCCAATCTATGTTCACGATGTCACCATCAAAGGTGAATCAGATGAATGGGATGGTCAGCGTCATGACCTCGGTGATTTAGCAAAGTTATTTGTCGGCGGTACTTTAACTGCTCTTAATACCTTGCTCGATAAGAAAACACTCCTCGCAATTCACCTGCCAGGTGCAAAGCATCACGCGATGCGTGACTACTCAAGTGGATTCTGCGTGTTTGCAGATTTCGCTATCGCTGCGACAAAGGCAACTGAATTAGGCGAGCGAATAGCAATCTTTGACATCGATGCACACCATGGCGACGGTACCGAGATGCTGCTCAAGGCTAATAAAAATGTTATGACATTCTCGGTTCACCAATACGGAATCTTTCCAGGCACGGGTCTAATCTCTGATTACAAAAACCGCGCCTATAACTTTCCGCTCACTCATGGTTCAACGGATGAAGATTTGATGTCTGCAACTGAAGCCTTCTTTGAGGCTTGCTCTGAATTTCAGCCTACGATGATTTTCGTAGCATGTGGGGCAGACGGTCTCAAGGATGACCCATTGAGCGAACTCGCCTACACTCCAGCGGGCTATTGGAGGTCACTCCGAGCCGTTAGAGAGCAATTCCATGACATGCCCATCCTTCTCGGTGGGGCTGGTGGTTATCTGCCTGATACGGGAACTCCCGAGGTATGGCGCAACGCCATGCTTGCTTTGACGGCGGTTCAAACCGAGGTTGTTATTCCTGACTTGTAGACTCAGCGCATGACAACTCTCGTCGGTATCCAAGGGCGGAATTGGGCGCTCTTGGGTGCCGATACCCGTATTGCAGATGATTCAACTATTTATCGAATGGCAAAAGGTCATTCAAAAATTATTGAGCAAGATAACTTTACAATTGCATGTGCAGGTGATGTGCGAGCAATCAATATCTTGCAATCACAACTCAAACTTCCTAAAACCTATGTTGCAAAAGATGATGCACATTTCATAACTGGATTTCTCATCCCAGCAATGCGTAAGGCTTTTGCAGATGCGGGCTACGAAAAAACTACGGAAGGGCAATCAAGTCATGAATCTGAATTTCTTATCGTCTACAACGGAAAGATTTATGAAGTCGGTTCTGATTACTCATGGGTACAAGATTCTCGCGGTATTTACGGACTTGGCTCAGGTGGCGCTATTGCTCTTGGTGCCTTGGCTTGTCTTAGCGGAGATTTAGTAACTCGAGCAGAGGCTCGTAAATGGGCGAACAAGGCTCTTGAGATTGCATGTGAATACAACTCGGATTCCGCTCCACCGTTTCATATTGTAATTAAAGAATAATTCCTGTATTCTAACCCTAGTTGTATTAGAGGATACAACATGAGAGGAACACATGGAAAATCAGCAAGATGTAGATAAGAAATTCGAGGAAATCATGAAGTCAAAGAATGTAAAGGTCGAACGACCACCTGCAAAGTTTCCTGAACTGCGCTACTTGTGGGGCATTACTGGAATTGTTTGCGTAACGCTTTTAGTTGTCTCGGCAACTCTCAGCACATTTCTTGAGGCGCTATAAATTAAATAATGCTTCGGGGTCATAAACCTCAAGGGCTTTCACTACGAGAGAGTCCTTGAGGTTTTTTGCATGATGTCCACAAAAATGTAACTCGCCTGATAAGAATGTGGCTCGGACTTTAGCAATGGCAGAGCAACGGTCACACAATTGATTCGGCTGTATTGGCAGACGAACTATTGTCTCGGTCATTAACTGACTTTCTTTGGATGCTTCGGTAAGTAGCGGTCAATCTTGGCAAGGATTCGTCCATCTTTAGACATGCGGACAATCCAACCATCTTTAATCTGCATCGAGTTAAACGCGCCCGCTTTTCTCTTCGGCATTATTTTTTATTCTTATCCGTAATCGGTCCGCCTGAAATCCAGGCACGGCATGTGCGAGCGCTGGCACACTTGAAGTCAAACGCCTCGCAATATCCCAACTCACCTGCATCTGTGACATCCCATGCGGTCTCGCGGGTATCGCCTTGGGCTAATCCGCCTGTAATGCACTCTTTCATCTCAGAGGTCTGAATAAAGGCTGCACAGTTGCCACAGCGCTGTTTTTTGGCTTCCTCGGGCGATACAGACCATTCCTCGGCAATCTTGTCCCAATATGCCTTATTCGCCTCCGAAGGGTTGAGAGGACCGTAGGAGGCGTCGTCGATGGCTTTCTTGCGGTTCTTAAGATTGACTCTTACATCCTGAGTCGCTGTTGGGCATGAAGCCTTCAATAGAGCGGAGACTGCTGGTGTAAGAGACATAAGCCAAGGGTATCAGGCGAACATTTGTTCGAATTGTGTGGCACAAAAATACTTTAGAAATATCCTTGTTTTGGGATGATTATTAACCCCCGTTGTGTTACACTTGATGTACAAGGTCGAGAGAGGAAATCAAAATGGCTGAATATGGAATCCCAATGGCAACAGTAGTCGAGGTTGGCATTACAAAGCCAAAGGTGGGCGACATTCTTTACTCATCATGGGGCTACGACCAAACCAACATTGAGTTTTTCAAGGTAGTCAAGGTTAGCGATTTCTCCGTGTGGATTCAGCAAGTCGGCACAAAAATTGTTGAGGTAACTGGATGGGCGCACGAAAAGGTCGTGCCATCTGATTCTTCAACTTACCAGGTAAGAAACTGGGACAACGAAAAAGATGATTGGGATAATGTCAATACTTACATCACCAAGACTTATCCAATCAAGCGCCACAAGATTCAAACCTATGGAGGCGGTTACGGTGTCAGCCTCAACTCTTACGCCATCGCTCAGTTGTGGGATGGAAAGCCAAAAGAAGCAAGCCACACTCACTAATAGATTGGATTATTAACCCCAGTAGTGATATACTGGTCTTGTTCTCAGAGAGGGGAATCAAATGAGTAAGTATGAAATTCAAACAAGTGGCAAAACTGTCACAACTGTTCATCACGAAGCAAGCACCTCCGTTAGTTTTTCAACTGAGGAAAATCCAGTCAAGGTATCAATCTTCGACAAGGAGTATTTCTTAAACTGGGTCTCAATCGAGACTGTTTGGGAAGAAGGCGCTTACATTCCCGAGGCTTACATCAAGGTAAGTTATGTATCTATCTTGAAAAGCGGTAAGGCTGGGGAAGCGTATGACAAGCGCGAATTCAGCATTACAGATATTGGAAAGTACATCAAGGGCGAAGAAGATTTATTCAAGTCAATCTTCAAGCAACACTCTGAAACTGTTCAAAACATTATCCAAGAAAAGGCGGTGGCTTAAATGGGGTGGGTATCAACTTCAATAAGTTCTAATATCACAACTAAAAAGTTCGTTGAATATGACGCAAAACGCATATTGGGTCATGTCTATGAGGTTGGCAAAATTGTTGAAGGCAAGACCGTATTCGGTCAAAAGGCTTTCTACATTTCCTTAAAGCGCATTGACTCAGGTTATGTCAGCGCAATGGTCGTTTTGACCCAGCGTAAGAACGGAACTGTATTTATTAAATACATTCCTGAAGAGGAAGGACCTTTGTACTTTGAGGCTCCAATCTCATTCATCAATTCATTGAGCATCACCTTTTCGGATACTGCTCACGAATGGCGCATGAAGTGCGTCGAAGTTGCTCAAAAAAAGAACTGGAATGTTCTTATCGGAAAGGAGAGTGCATAATGGCAAAGACTTATTACATCATTCGCATGTGGGCAGCCCATAACGACACTAAGGTAATCAAGCGTGGACTCACACTTGAACAGGCTCAAGCACATTGCAAGGACCCAAACACTAGAGAGGCTGGAGTTTGGTTCGACGGATACGAGGAGGAGAAGTAAATGGGATACACACATTACTGGACAATCAAGGAAGAACTCACACCTGCTCAATTCAAGGAGTGGACAGAGGGAGTCAAGGCAATCGTTGAAACCGCTACTGAGGCTGGAATTCCACTCGGCAACGGTTTGGGTTTTGATGCGCCAAACATCGATGAAACTCTTGTCGCGCTCAACGGTGTTGGAGAAGGCGGACACGAAACTTTCGGAATCCGACTCGGTGATGAAGGCTTTGATTTCTGCAAAACTGCACAAAAGCCTTACGACTCTGTTGTTACTGCAAGCCTTATCCACGCAAAGAAAATCTTTGGTGATTCCATCGAAATCAAATCAGATGGCGACTGGGATGATTGGGAGGGCGGGCAACTGCTTTACGAGACAGTCTTTGACAGCCAGCCTGAAAGTGTCATAGCGTGAGTGACGAGATACTGAACGACCTAGTGGATGAGTTTGGCAAGGGAATTCTCTCGTCATCTCATCCACACACAGGTTTAACTTTGAGGCAATGTCAGATAATCTTGAATGAGCATGGATTTGAAAAAGGCATGGAGATTGTCAAGGAATGGAAGGAAAAGAATCATGGCACTAACTGAACGAGAAAGAATCATTAAAGAGGTTCAGGCGTTCGCGTCTGAATATGGACATCCAATTACGCGAAATGGCGTCTCACGGGATGTTGTAATTGTTGAACAACTACTTGACTTTCTTACCATTCCAAAAGAATCGAGCAAATAACATGTCTAAGAAAATACTTTTCAAATCTTGTCATCCTTGGTTTTTTGAAGTTGCGCCGAAACCAATTCCAGCAAGTAAAAATTTACCTGAGTGGTTCAAAAACATGAGTCCTTATGTCCCCGCAAGAAATAATCCACTTGGTAAAAGTCTCTCTGTCGTAGACCATTCAGCAAATCTTACTGGCAAAAAGTGTGTTCCTATGTTGGATGCTCTTACGAGTGGCTATTTAATACCTTTATGGAGTGATGTTTATGTGGATGCTTCAAATGAACTTGCGATTCCTGAAATAACTTGGCGTGTGTCGCGAGATGTTTTTTTACTGCACGGCGACCAAACTGAGGGAGTAGAAGCACCCGAAGATTTCCACTCGCAACCTTTTAAGTACCTTAATTATTGGCGAATCATAACCCCTCCTGGGTATTCAATTTTAGTGACTCAGCCTTTTGGATTTAGGAATACAAATTTTCAAGCAATTCCCGCTGTCATTGATACGGATAAATCACAATTACAGATTTTATTTCCCGTTTGGGTTAAAAAGGGCTTTAAGGGTGTTATTGAGAAAGGCACCCCAATTGCTCAGGTAACTCCTTTTAAGCGCGATAACTGGGAAGCCGAATACTCTACTTATTCTAACGAAGAAGATTATAGAAATTTAGAAGATGCTAATTTTGGTAGCAATATCATCAATAATTACATGCGACGAGAGTGGTCTAAAAAAACTTACAAATAAATTAAAAACCTCGAGCAACTTGAAGTAAATCTGTCACTTTTATCAGATAGCCTTTTGAGTAATTAGGCGGAATTGAACACTCAATCGGATGACCGTACTTTTCAACGGTGTGCTTCAACTGCTCGGTAGGCACGATGAGCGCCATCGCCTCTAAGACGAAAGCCCAATGCGTTGCCTTGCTTGCCTGTAATCCCGATGGATACCACTCGGAGTTGTTATCGCTCCAGCACCAAGTTTCGATGTAAAGGTTTCCAGTATTTCTCCACCGCTTATCTCGCTTGACCTCAACAGTTTCGATGTTAAGTAAAGATTTAATGTAGGACTCACCCGCTTGTCCGTACCGTAAATCTAAATCAAAGTCAGAGCGGTTTACATTGTCCATGGATTTGATTGTCCAATCGAAATAGGTGCAACGGTAGGAATAATGTTTTTGTTTTCGTATACTGCAAGAAGTATCGCTTCGGCTCGGTCAGGGCTGTGAACGCCACGCCGTTTCATGTCAGCCTTCGCTTCAATCTGTATACGACCTGACGAATCAGATTTGTAGGTCGGTCCTGCCAACTGTGCTAAAACTTGTCTATCGACATCAAGGCGTAATTCTTGCCTGTCATCTCGAGGCTGTAAAAGTGTACGAGCGTTCCACCACATTTCGGCTCTTTGATTCTTGAACTTAGTTTGGTCTTTCGGCTTCTCGGCAACATTGACCCCAATAACCACCGCTCGCAATCCGCGTTCTTTTACCCATCTATCCAAAAGGGAGACGACACCCCAGCCAACTCCAATCGTGTCAATCTTGACGCGGACTAAATCCGATAAGCCTCTGTCCTTATGAATAGCAACTGCCTTCTCAATCTCAGCAATGACCACACCCGCGACATCAACAGCGTTTGCATTGACCTTGCCTGAACTGCGATGAATAATCGATGCGACATAACCATCCGCCTTAGCGATAACGAATTCATCTCCACCATCGGATGCAATATCCACACCCAATCGAATAACTGCGCTTTCCAGCATCTCTTCGTTTTGTGTTGCCAACTCAGCCCAATGGTAGGGAATGACCTTGCCTGTTCCCGTTTGTGGGAATCGTGCATGAACACGGGCTTCAACGAATGGAGAATCTTCTCCGAATTCGCTGATTACATCATCGACCCAAGTTTGGTCTACTAAGTGCGTTGCAACATCATGAGCCTCGACATGCGGTGGACATGACCGACATTGACCAGTCGCCTCACCCGTAAAGTTTGGTGTATCAAATGCGCTAATCGGCAGAATGTTATAGAGCGGACTCGCACAGATTCTTTCGAACCATGACTGTTCTTGGTCCGTAGGCGGGTTTCCCAATACGAGAAGGCGTGTGTGTCCACCCGTCATAAGCGCTTCAAGTGCGCCACCAATCTTGTCCGAGATACCTCCAGCCTCATCAACCACAATCAATAGATGCGGTGCGTGGATACCCTGAACTGCTGCCTCATTGTTATCGGCAGGACGGAAACCATAGGCAACGACTGTGCCATCCATTTTCCATTCAGTAGTTAAAATCTCTCCAGGTAAATCATGAGATGTATGAACTTTGCGAATCTGCGCCCACATGATGTTTCGAACCTGTTTGAAAGTCGATGCCGTAGTAATCGCAATCGCTGTTCCAGGAGGATGAACTGAAATCCACCAAGCAACGGCTCTTGCTGCTAAGTGAGATTTTCCAGGTGCGTGACATGCTGGCACTACTGTTCTTTTGTTATCGCGAATGGACTCAAGAATCTCGCGCTGCTTTGACCACAGTTCTTCGCCTAATCCATCTTGGATGAATCCAACTGGGTCATTCTCCCAGCGTCCCCACGGGTTATCAATCTCAGCATCAAGGATGACCGATAGCGCGTACTTCTCATCATCTGTGAGTGAGAGATAAATTTTTGCTCGTTCTTCGGGTGTAGCATTGAGAACAAGGTCTACTAAACGCGTCACAGGTAACTTTTTTTATGCCAAAAATTGTTTTTGTAATAATTTAGCATCCTAAAACTTGAGTCACGCGCTCTTTTTCTCCCTGCAAGAGCAACGGAATCATCTACTTCCATTTTCCATTCTTCTCTCTTGAATGGAATAATTTGAGCAATTGGTGTTCCAGCGGGAATTATTCCTTCAAATCCTTCTTTTAAGAAAAATGGGATATTTCCTGAAAAGAATATAGAATCGGCATCAATAACTGCACTCAAGGTTGTAAAAGGTAAATCGAATCGATTTAACGGATGGGTTAGCATCATCGAATATCCTTGAGGTAACTTTATATTTCCGTAGAACTTCCAAACAAAGTGGACTGGGCTATGTCCAGCGGGGACAGGCAATCCAGGCGCAGCGCTCGCTGGACGATTTTCTAAGGGGATTGGGGGGTTTTGCCAAACTACTTGAAACTCGCTTGTCTTATTACCCACCAAAACATCTTGCATGAGAGTGATTGCATAGCCAGTATTTAATGTATCCAAAAAAGGCATACAATGTTTAAGAGTTATATTTTTGTTGTACTCCCCATAGAAAGACAATTTCTTTTGCCCGTCTGAGAAGGCGGGCATTTTCTTGTACCATTCGGGGCGGTGCTTTGAGATTGGCTCGACTATTTCTAAATCTTGCTCAATCCCTACCTTGAACTTTCTCATCTCTCCCCCTCATTTTTTACGAATCGCTAAGACTTTGGCAATCTTATCTTCCAAGTCGCCCATTTCAACTTGGATTTTAATTGGGTCGCCATTGTTTCCGCCAATTTCAAACTTCTCTGTCTTGCCGAACTCCTCGGGAACTTGGCGCTCTAACCACCACGCTGCTGCTCTCCAGTCACCATCGTTACCGCTCTTAGCAATAACTGCAACCTTTTTAGCAATTGCCTCTGCTCTTGCTTGCTCGACTCGCTGTAAAAATTGCAGAAATACAACTTCGGTTGCATTAGATTTTGCGGTCATTGATAAAGCCAAGCGCTCGCGCTCTGCCAATCCTCGACTCATCCAGTTATAGAAAGTCTTTTCTGCTATCCCCGAAGCGGTGACTGCCTTTCGAACAGGTGTACCAATTCGGATGTAATCAAGCAAAGTTTGTTCCTTTGAGACATCGAGAAGGGCTGTCTTTCGTCCCGCGTTGCTCTTTGGCTTTGCTGTTGGTTTCTTCTTTTCAACTGCCATCGCCATTAAAATTCCATCCCGATGTACCAAAAGCC